GCAGTAAGAAAGTTTGCACCCTCCAGATAGGAACTTGCCAACCCGTGAGTATACCAACTCGTCGCGAAAGTAGTCCCAGTAAGCCAACCACCAATAGCAAGGTAAGCAGTGGGAAAAAGAAGAAGTCCAGACCAACCAACAAAAACGAAACGGTCTCTCTTAAGCCAGTCATCGAGAACATCAAACCACCCCCTTGTCGGTGCTCTTAGTGTACTTGTTGTCATTTTGTTTTGAACCTTTTAAGTAGTACAGTTGTGGCCAAGTATCACGAATGATCTGTGCCAATTTGTAAGGAGTATCCTTTGAAATCACTTGGTGTATTTTCGTAGATGGACGAGTCACCATATGTCTTGTGATCTTTGTAACCAACCATACGTCCCTTGGTGTTTTGCAGAGCGGGCATAAAGACGATGAAGAAGAAGACTCCAGGGGCACCGACAAACACAACAGCGACGATCACATAGTAGGTCAGTAGTTCAAGCAAATCGTGAGACATAACTTTACATAATTAGAGAAAAAAATAGGACCCCGAAGGGTCCTAACAAGTTGTATGTAACCTAGATCAACCGATTGCAGGTGCGGTGAGTGCCACAGGGGTGGACTCAGCAGCAGCAAGGTCGAGAGGGAAGTTGTGAGCGTTACGCTCGTGCATCACTTCCATACCCAGACCAGCACGGTTCAGCACGTCTGCCCAAGTGTTCAGGACGTGACCCTGATTGTCTTGGATGGACTGGTTGAAGTTGAAACCGTTCAGGTTGAATGCCATCGTGCTCACGCCGAGTGCGGTGAACCAGATGCCAACAACAGGCCACGCTGCGAGGAAGAAGTGCAGCGAACGGGAGTTGTTAAAGGATGCGTATTGGAAAATAAGACGACCGAAGTAACCGTGAGCGGCGACAATGTTGTACGTCTCTTCTTCTTGACCGAACTTGTAACCATAGTTCTGGGACTCTTGCTCAGTAGTCTCGCGGACCAGAGAAGAAGTAACCAGACTTCCGTGCATAGCAGAGAAAAGAGATCCACCGAATACCCCAGCAACACCGAGCATATGGAACGGGTGCATAAGGATATTGTGTTCTGCTTGGAAGACAAGCATATAGTTAAAGGTACCAGAGATACCAAGAGGCATAGCATCGGAGAAAGAACCCTGACCAAAGGGATAAACGAGGAACACAGCAGATGCTGCTGCAACAGGTGCGCTGTAAGCAACGCAGATCCAAGGACGCATACCCAGGCGGTAAGACAGTTCCCACTCACGACCCATATAGGCATAGATGCCGATCAGGAAGTGGAAGACTACCAGTTGGAAAGGACCACCGTTATACAACCACTCGTCGAGGGTTGCTGCTTCCCAAATGGGATAGAAGTGAAGACCAATAGCGTTGGAAGAGGGAACAACTGCACCAGAGATGATGTTGTTACCGTAAAGAAGTGAACCTGCAACAGGTTCGCGGATGCCGTCGATGTCCACAGGAGGAGCACCAACGAAGGCGATGATGAAGCAGATAGTTGCTGCCAACAGTGTTGGGATCATCAGGACGCCGAACCAACCCACATAGAGGCGGTTATCAGTCGAAGTAACCCAGGAGCAAAACGCTTCCCAGTTAGATTGTTGCGTATTTCTTGAAAGAGTTGAACTAGACATTGAAAAAGGGTAAGTAAGGTCACTAGGGATGTGACGTATTAAAATATTCCTGCACCACCCTCCAGTGCAGGTATGAGAGACTGTTATTTAATGACGCTGTTTAGTCTCGGTAAGGCGTCAAGTGTGACAAAGGTTTAAGATTTGTAACCCGTCAACTTATTTATATTACGGGAAACCTCACCGTCTGTCAAGACTCTGGGTCAGTTTTCTTAGCGTCCTTCTTGCGTTTCTTTTCGGACTTGATCATACGCAAAACCATAAAGGCATACGCAACATCGTCCTGTGTGTAATGATCAGGATGCTTCGCTGCTTCTTTAATTATCCGCTTGGCTGCCTTCTTTGTGGATTTGCGTTTCATAGTACCATTCAAGATATAGTGTGGAAACCTGGGAGTCGAAATCATCCTCTGTCTCTGCGTCAGCAAAACCTTTGTGGGCACCATTGGAAATGCACCAGTCACAAAATTCATAGTGTCTGGGTTGTAATGCTCCTGCTTTCCTAATACAAGAGAGCAACAACTTTTGTCGCTCTTCCATTGCTCTGTCGGAGTACCGCCAGTCAGCATCATAACTGCTAGTCATCGAGAATCATTCGGATGTTCTTATAGGATGCTACATACTTGCTCGCTAGTTTGCAAACATTGACGTAGAAATTAGCCTTGACCTCTGACAAACCGCAATAATTTTTCAAAGAAACCCATTGATTCGGTTTCATCTCCGCTTGGAGTTTGTATCTCTTGGGGACAGGATTCGATATTGCTGAAGTTGTCATTCTTGGAGAGACGGTCTAGGTAATTGTATGCGTATTGAGTACGTGGTCCTGCCACGCCCCAACCTAACCATCTATATGTAGCATTGTAGTAGGTAGAAAACGAACCACCACTGGTTTTTAGGGTTGGTAGTACACTCTTCCACTGCACTTCTTCAACCAGGTAACGCAGTTGACCTTTCAAAGAACTAGGGTTGCAATCATAACGCTTGCAGAAGTTTCCTAGACCATCGTAACGTGACTGTGTGGTCCATTGGATGAGTCCATAACCACCACGGTGGCAATCCTTATAGTCAACAATGTCACCACCCTCGCAGATGTTGGGGATGAACTTGGATTCTTGCTTGACGCTTGCCATCACAACAGATAGTGCCAAGGGATCACGGATGCCTTGTTCTTGAAATACCTTAAGTGCCTCTTGCTCATTGAAGGAACAGTCTAAGCATAACCATTCGAGCATACTAACCTCGTCGAGTACCCACATAGTATAACACCCTGTGGAGGAGATCCAACAGGGTGTGTGCCAGTTATTTAATTGTCAGTCTAGGGTCTCTTCACCTGATTGGGTCAGCATTGCTGCACCTATGAATGTTGCTAGACATATTGTAACCGTTGCGAGAAGTGCCATTGGAATGTGCCAACAGAGAATTATTCTTTTTCTTTACGACGAATCACAATACAATCATTAGCAAAATCGGGTTTGAACTCTAGTTCTTCATCGGGGTCCCAACACAGTTCCTCATAGAGGGAATTAAGTGTTGACATATCTTCCCAGAGATCCGTAACCATCTTTCTTTGTCGTAAAAATATATTTAGATTATCAGGCAGTTGGGACAGTCACTGGTATGAGGGTTCCCCCACCTTGGTCGTCATCATCCTCATCGTGATCGTTATGGATCGCAATGAAAATGAAGGCAACCAACCACAGTGCTGCCCACGCCCAAGTCATCAAAGGATGCCAGGAAGGATCTGACCAGTTGTCATATAAGTGCCAACTGCAATAACAAAACCAAGCATAGCAAGGCGAGCGTTGAGGATTTCTGCCTCAGGAGTGAAACCGAATTTCATTTTGATTTGGGGTTGGGTGAGTAGTGTTGTTGAAGGAAGGAGCATTAGAAAATGCCGAAGAAGAACTTACCAGTAGCGGCATATGAAATGAAACCAGAAATGATTCCCATCATTGCCCAGCGACCGTTGTACATTTCACGGTACTGCATTGGCGAGAACAGACCTTTCCTGTTGTAGTCTTCGACCACCATCGGGGGTTCTTTGGCGAACATATTCTGTTGCCCAAACTCGTTTGTGGTGATAGTCATTTGATTTGTAAAGAATTACTACATAATTATATAGTAATGTAACAACTTTGTCAAGCAGTTACTGTGTCCTTTATATAACACGGGACCCCTGCAGGGTCCAACCACTTAGTGTATTCGTGATCTTCGATACAATAATCTAACTGAATACCGTTGTCGAGATAGTACATATCTCTGTACCGCCTGCTGTACTCATCATACTTCTGGATACGATAGTCAGGCATACCGTTGATTTCCAGGAGACCGCACTGCACGTAGCGGTAAGGAAAGCGTTCGAGAATTACGTCCATTGGTTTGTTTGGTTCCCATATATTATACACATAAAAAGACCCCCTTGCGGGGGTCAGAAGGGTCAGTTGTACAACTGGCTCCACCAGGTTGAATTAGGTCTCAACCAAAACCGATGTCCAGAGCGAGATGATCTATGAGAATGGCGTAATTCTCATCTGGATTTGAACCGTAGAAATCAACACCGTGTGTTTCATACCATCTGAAGAGACGAGAAAACAGTGGTGGATTCTCAGTATCCAGGGCAACGTCACCGTTGACAACATCTCTCAAATAAGAGAGATCAGACTTCTTAACAGGCATAAGAGATACCTCGTTCTAGACTTTACATTTCCCCGAAGGGAACGAGCTAGGTAGGACTCGAACCTACGACCGACTGCTTAGAAGGCAGTTGCTCTATTCCACTGAGCTACTAGCCCAGGTCTGTTAGTCCAGAGTCAGGTCTCTGATGCGTTGTGCTACGTCTTCTGCTTGGACGAGTTCATTGTCTTCAACGTACTGATGCAATTTGTCTACCATAAGTTCCAGTGTAGAGGAAAGGAAAGACTGGTCGTCATTGAAATCGTCATAGTTCCAATCGCGGGTCATCTTTCTGAACTGGGTCCGAACAACTTGCATAGTATATATGCGATCGGACCCCATTGTCAAGCGTCGTGAAAATCTTTTCGGTAGTACCTCCCTAAGATGTTGGAGTTGTAGTATCGGTCTTCAGAAAGGACATTGTGGAGAAAGAGTTGTCGAGTCTCCTCGTAGTTGGTTCTTCCTTTTGTGGTGCAGAGATAAAGGATCTCCCTTCTAAAGGCATCATTCCCAATCCGTTTGCGCTCCTGATTAAGTTCGTCAGAGCTTCCGTAGTATTTCTTCCAGTCGCTTTCAGACTTAACTCTCCTAGATTTACCTCTAGGCTTTCGATACTGCCAGAAGTATTTACGTCCGATGTACGCTCTGTCAGACTGTAAGTTTGTAATCCGATAGACAAAACCGAAATAGTCGTTAATGTCCTCAGATAGAAAAGGGTGTCCGTTAAAAATCCAGGGGTTCTCATAAT